TAAAGTAATTTCTGAACAAAGATTACTGTGATTCACATATAATCCTTTTTTCTTTTGAAACTCTGGTAAATCATTATTTACTGCGTCTTCAAACATTACATATGGTTCTCCCGATTCCATACGGTTCTGTAGTATCTTTACCCAAAGTGCTCGTGCACTTACTACTTTCTTTACTTCTTTAGTATGGGGATCAACTAGTTCCCATGAATCGTCATATCCTTCTTCTTTTGTTGCTCTATGGATTGTTTCCATGAACTTATCTGATACAACAATACCATGATGAAGGTTAAGAAACCTCCTGTTAGTATCACCGCCAGTTGGTTTTCTTCCATCTAAAAACTCCTCTATTTCAGGGTGAGTTATATGTAAATAAGCAGCATAACTTCCTCGTCTTGTGACTCCCTGTGAGAAAGCTAGCATTTCGCTATCTACTACTTTTACAAAAGGTACTACCCCTGTGCTTTCTGAACCTTTAGAAGTACGAGTTCCAGAAGAACGAACATCTGACCAGCTTCCACCTATACCACCACCAAATGATGATAAAAAAGCGTTCTCTGTATAATGTCCTGTTATTCCTTCTCTGCTATCTTCTACATAGTTCAAAAAACAACTAATCGGTAATCCTCTAGCTGTGCCACCGTTAGATAACACAGGTGTTGCAAACATAAACCAAAGGTTGCTTGCATATTCATATATTCTTTGAGCATGATCGTTGTCATCGGCAAAAGCCTCAGCTGCACGAGCAAATGCTTCTTGAGGAGATTTTTCATCTCCTACTAAGTATCTGTCTTGTAGAGTTTTTATACTAAACTCGGTTAGTAACTTATCCCTACTATAGTCTATCTTTACTGACATAATTTTCTACCTTTTCTATAATTTCTTGTGCATTATCTTTTCCGATATGTGCAACTGGATCTAAATTTAAATCCATAAGTTCCACATTTAATAATAACTGATCTTTACCGAAGTGATTCAAGTTTTCAATATATTTATATCTACCATGAATTGGTAACGATCCTGCTATATCAAATATGTTGCCCATGTTTTCCATTAATGTAACTGCTCTTTTTGGTCCAACTCCCATAACTCCTGGAACATTATCTCCTTTATCTCCTGTCAAACATTTAAAAGTTATATATTCTGCAGGTTCAAAGTCATAATGCTCGTCCCAATTATCAAGTGTTGTCTCCTTTCTTGTTACTGTTGAGAATCGTGATATATTCTCATCAATTAACAAATCCCAGTCTTTATCTGAGGATATCAACCAAATGTGGTTTAATCCTAACTTCTCTCTATAGTGACAAATATAAGCAGCTATATCATCTGCTTCTACTCCTCGATACTTGAGAGTAAGTATATTTTCTTTTTCTCGTAAAGTTTTCATTGTATGTTCTAACTCTGTCATGAACTCAATAAATAGTTCTTCCTCTTCTTTAGTTTGCTCTGCAAATCTTTCTTTACGGTTTGCCTTATACTCTGGGTAAAGTTCTTTTCTATAATTACTTCCCCCATCACCTAAGACTATAATCTCACCACAGTCATATGACTTTGCGAGTGATTTTATTGTTCGTATGTATTCTTCACAGAAAGCTAAATTACCTGCGTGTTTCCATCTAAAAGCGATGTTTAATCCATCAACTATTAGCAGATTCCCGTTCGGTATCGGCTTCCCATGGTCTGTAAATTGTATTGCCATTTGTAAATCCTGTCTGTTCTTTTTCTAACCAATGATCGAGTAGTAATATGTATAGGTTTAACCATGCTACATAAAAATACTGATCTGTATTTTGTGGTTTTCGTTCTGTGCCTACATACTGTTTTGAGTGATTCTCTTTGAATATTAAAAGAGGTTCTTGTTTCATATCACTAGCTTGTCTGCATAATTTAGTCCACCACTGGACTATATTATTATTCTTTTGTGTAAACATTTTATGATTGAGTGCCATATCTTTGTAAAACTTCACTTCGATTGTAAATATATTCTCTTGATCTAAGAGATATAAATCGCCTTTTATCTTGCCACTTCCGCTTCCAGGTGTCTGCACAAAATTCAGTCCTGAATAATCACTTAATATTTTTGCTACTTTTAGCTCGGCATATCTGCCTTTACTTCTTGAACTCATATACTTTTTCCGATTATCCAAAAGGCGAGTAACATAAGTGCCACACTAAGTATTTGTATAACTGACATTATTGCTATGAATGTCAACTGTTTCTCTCCTAATGGTAGTAGTTCTTTTTCTAACCATTCCGCTTGCTCCTCTGGAGTTGCGTCTTTGGTTTTGTTTAGTTGTAATTTTACTTGTGTTTCGTATTTCACAACTGTACTGTAAATTTACTCAGTAAATCTATTTCTTGGTCAGTAAGTTGACCTGCTTGTGACCACATGAGAGCTGACTGAGCACCTCTTGTTTCACCTGCTCGATATGCTTTCAACATATCGTCTATCTCTCTGCCTGCCAAAGCGGGACCAATGCCTCCGCCTCCAGTCATTCCATGACAAGCCGCACAACCTGCCCATAATCCTCTAATAGAAGAAAACTCGTCTGCTTCTGCAGCTTCCGCTTGTGCTTGTAGTTCTTCTGTAAAACTACCATGAACTTCTAAATATTTTTCATAACACTCACCATAACAACCTTGTATTCTTGATTGTTTTGGACTGTCAAGAGTTACATAGTATATAGTTCCAACTATGCAACACATTCCTACTATAAAATTTATATTCATTATCCTAAGTCAAAATCTCCATTTCCCTTTCTTTTTCCAGGCGTGAGAAAATTCTCTTTTTCTTGTAAATATCTCCACCTAAGTAACCACTTTGCTCTGTCACGCTCTGCATCTAAAAAGATTGCATTTGTAACTGTCAATGGAAGGATTACTGCCATATGAAGAATAAAACTAAGTACTGAGTTATAGCCTCCAAACCAACCACCCCAGTAAGCTGCGATTAGTCCAAAGAAAAATGACCATACTGTAAATAATACTACCATAAAGTAGGTTTGCAGTGATGGATCAGGTATGTACTTCAAAGGATTATACTTAGCGTTCATAACTAAGTTCCAATTATCTACTATTCCTAAAATTATCTTTCTCATAATAAACTACTTATATTCTCCTCTTTTATTATTTCTATCTTGTCGAGTAATGGGTGTGTCCAACCGTGTGAAACAAGGTATGTATTAAGGTCATCTTCCTTTAGTAGAACTTCTACTACTTTCTCCTTTCCCTGTTCATCGAGCGCTTGGTTTACTTCGTCTAAAAACAATACATTGATTCTAGATGAAGAAATACTACTCATTAGTCGTCTAATTGCGACAAGAGTTGCAATGTTGACTCTTGCTAACTCTCCAGAGGAAAGTGCAGTAATATCTATAATGTTACCATTGTCAGATACTTCAACATTCAACTTGTCGCTTTGTATGACGAAGTTCAGAGCAAATCTACCATCACTAAATTCTGCAAGATAGTGATTGGTCATGTCTTCCAAATTCTTGACCATGTTCTCAATCTTATAGGCAAGTAGACCGTTGGTACTAAATGCTTTCTTGAGTAGTTCAAGTATCTGCAAGTTATCTTCTTTCTCAAAAAGTTGCCCTGAAACTTCTTCTAACTGTTTCTCAAACTCTTCAGTTTGCTCTTGTATAATACCGATACGGGTATTGTGTCTTTCTCTACGATTATTCTCTTCAATTACTTCTTCGAGTTTTTCCCTCGAGTGAGAGATTCTCTCTTTAAGGGTAGATATCTCTGCCTGTAAGTCACTTTCGGAAAGTAAATCGTTTGGTAAGTCTGAATCAATACTTCGATAAATTTCTTCAAACTCCCTTTGTCTTTCCTGTGCGGCATAGACTTTGGAGTTGCTCTCTTTAATACTTTCAATCTCTGAAAGTATGCCACGAACTTTGTGTGAAGCTGCTTCAACTTCCTTCTCCTGTTTACTTTGTATTTCTTTTATAAGTTCTATATCAACTTCCTGCAAACAAGTAGGACATACTCTTTCGTCTGTACCTTGAAATACTCTCTTATTTGCTTCAGCTCTCCACCGACCCAGCTGGGATTGGAGATCGTCATAATCTTGGATTTCTCCAGTGACTTTTTCTACTTTTATAGTTTTTAACTGCTCTTTCCAATAATTATTAGTTGATATTTTTTTATTCTTATCAATGATATTTTCAAATTGTACTTGTAAAGAACCTAAAGTTTTCTCATCATTTTCCGAGTGAAATGGTAAATCTAACTTCGATAGTAGAGATGTATCTTCCAATTTATTGTCATTTAACCACTTATCGATAGTATCAATTTTTGACTCTAGTCGTGAAACATGTAAAGAATCTTGTCTTACAGCTTCTTTAAATATCTCAAAATATTTTACATAATCATCTAACTGCAATAAGTCAATTAAGAACTTCTTACGATTAGTGTCAGTTGCGGTTAAAAATTGTAAACTCGCATTTGTATTCTGATAGACTAGCTGTGTAAATGTTTTGAAGTCAATACCTAAAACTTCTCCCAATGTTTTATAAGTATTTGTCGCAGTGTGTGAAGATATATCTTCGCCATTCTTTGTTAACTTACATTTAAGGGCGGTCCTACGACTAACGTTAATAACATATACGTCACTATCCACAGAAAACTCAAGACTAATATCATAGCCTTTACCAACATATCTGTTAGCAATGTCGGCTTTCTTAATATTTTTACTATTTTTATTGAATAATACTTCTTCCAATATAAGAGGGATAGAACTCTTCCCAACACCATTGGTTCCAACCAACTGTGTAAGGGTAGACTTTGATAAGTCCACTTTGTTTTTCTCTCCATATGAAAAGCAGTTACTCCATGCTAAAGTTTTTAGAATAATCATTGAACACTCTCACTATATCGTTTGTTTTCTCTATTTTTAGTATCTCAGTTAGATACTTTACTAATTCTTCTTCCATTGTTAGATTTTCAAGATCAAGTGTTGCTTCAGTCTCTCGTTTTACTACTTTCTTATCTAGTAAATCTGAGTTCTTTACTTTTGCTAAATCTTGAACATCTCCTTCTATTTCGTATATTGTATGATGCCATTCTGTTTGTACCATCTCGTCTACATTATCTACTGTCTTACGAATTAACTGTGGTAAGTTAAATTCATGCCAAGTCCACTCCCAATTTACTTGGGGGTTTATTAATAAGTAACCTGTTTTTACTACATTTCTATGAAAGGAAGTAGTCATTGGACTGCCTGGATATACAATGTTTCGTTGAGTATTCTCGTGAGCATGTAAATCTCCTGCAAAAACTTCTTTAAACTTATCAAATCTAGTTAAGTCTACTTCTGGTACTACATGAGGTGGTATTTCACCACGAACATGAGTAAATAGATAAGCTGCATCTATCATTTCTATACTTTTCTTTTTATGCAAATCTGCATAGGGCAGTATCGCCCAATCATCTTCGTAGTAAATTTCTGTTATAACTTCTACTAGAGGATTTAATTCATTTGTTACTCGAATAAGATTATCAAAAAAGGTTTTATTCTTACGAGTAGCTTCATGATTTCCGTCAAATATAATCGTTCTTACTCCTACACTTTTTACAAAATCAAAGTATAGTGTAAGTTCGTCCATTGACGGCATGCGATCAAATAAATCTCCACCTATAATATGTAAATCTATTTGATCTTCTAACTCTTTTAACTGCTCGAAAAAAAGTTCATACCTTGAGCAAGCCCAAGGCATTGGAACATTCTTTTGACCAAGTTTAATATGCCAGTCTGCCGTAAATAGTATCATTACTCAACATCAAACTCTGATGAGATACTCTCATCAACAGAACCGCCCTCTTCGGTAATTCTTTTTAGTAATTCTAGTTGTGCATCTGCTGTAGGTCTTGCAAGGACATCGTCCATTGATTTAAGACCAGCAACAAGAGTCTGTTCACTCTCATTGAGTGCTCTTGGTTTGCATTTTAATACTTGTAACTGATACTCTACATTAAAAACTTGAGGACCTGTTTTCAATCTCTTGAAAATAACGTCCCAGCCTGTTTCAGGATCAGTTGGGTCACCTAAATCTTCAGCGGCAGTCATGATTTGATCGAATAACTTTCTCTTCAGATTAAAGATTTTGATACTTGGTTCACCATCGCTGTAGTCAATACATTGAATAGCGTAAGACCAAGAACATTTCTGATCTGGATAATATCCAGGAACATGATCTTTTTCCTTGTTATTGAAGGTTTCAGTATTTCTATCAAAAGCTAAACACTCTATCGGATAGTTCTTCTGATCTCCTCTTATCCAGTATAAATACCTAGGAAGTAAATCACCTACTAATCTTACATGATGATTTTCTTTTCCTGTATATACATATGATTCTATTCTTTCTTTTTGAGCCGAACCTTTGCTCTGATTAAATTTTATTGCCATTATATTTCTCCTTGTGGCTTCTCGAACATAAAGTGAATACGATTCGCTTTAATATCAAGTAGTCTATTATTATTAATTATATCTTGTGACACTTTACAATGTAACAAGTCTAGTGTGGTGTCTTTCGTTTCATTAAAGTAGTGATAGGAGCGAAACGATGCGACACCTGCATACTCTACTACTTCTCTATCACTAAACTGTCTACCTGTTTCTAACAAGTCAATGGGATTTATAAGGAAACTACTACCCCCAAACTTATATCTCTGAAACTTAAATGTTGGATCGTAGTAATTAGTTGGTAACTTTTTATAAGCTATCATACGAAGAATCGCAATTATATTACTAATATTGCCATTGCTTACGGACATTACTTTATCCCAATTATATAGTAACATATATTATAACACTAAAATCAACTGTTGTCAAGAAATATTTTTCAGAGGTCATAGATGGTTTATTTCATACCCCTGCTTCATATAATAACCCATACGGGCATGCGCTTGTCTACTTGCTGTTTTTCCTTTTAAATGTATATCTATTACTATAGGTTGCATTTTCCCTTCTTCTTTTCTTAGTATTCTACCTATAAGCTGAGTTAATAGCGGCTCGTTATTAATTGGTGTAGCCAATACCAAACAGCTTAATTCATTAATTGATATTCCTTCTGAAAATATTGATTGAGTTCCAAAAAGAATATTCTTGTCTTTCTTTAGTTTTTTAATTGTTGTATCTCGTTCTGCATGATCCATATCACCTGTCACATGGACTGCATTTTTACCTACCAACTCTGCACAAACCTTTAGAAAATATACTCGATTTGATACTACCAAAACTTTGTGTCCTTGTGCTGCATACGCCGCAGCAATCATACTTACACTTTGTACATATTCTCTGTTGTAGCAAAGATGGTTTACTTTACTTGCCCATGGCATTGTTCTTCCGTCTAGAAATCTTACTTCCGATTTAATTATATCTACGGCAGGAGTCATGAAGTTTTCCTTTGGTGGTTTTAAAACATGATTACCAAAGTAATCTCTAAAGACTACGTGGCGTCCATCTTTTCTTTCTAGTGTTCCTGTTAGTCCTATCTTGTATCGAGCAGGCATTTCATCTACAATCCTAGTAAAAGTTGGACTGCTTACGTGATGCATTTCGTCAAGAATGATTGTTCCGAATAGATGTTTTATATCGTTAATTCTTCGGTATAAACTCTGAATATTCCCAATTACGATTGGAGGTTCAATGTCAAAGTCTCCACCACCTATTCTGCCTGGTTTAAATCCGTAGACTTTTTCTACTTCTTTTTCCCACTGGCTTCGTAAGTTAGTCGTATGAGTAACTACAAGTGTTTTTTGCTTTAGCTTTCCTGCGATAGCTAAACCTGTAAATGTCTTTCCCCAACTGACCCACGCGTTAATTATAGCGTTGTCTTTTACCTCAGAGTAAACCATGTTTTGAGATGCTCGTAATTTAAACTTAAACTCTGGTAGTTTGATGGGTGACTTAACCCTTTTATCGATTACTTCGTGTCCTTCTGGGATTAAATCCGTTCTTCCGCCTGGTATGGTAACTAAACCTGGTCTAATTCGTCTAATAGTTTTTATAACGATAGGCGGATCCATAGGCATACGAGGTGGTAATGTATAAGTAAGCTCTTCTTCGAGCTTACGTTCGAGTTCGGGTGTGGTATCTAAGTATATTCTGTGATTAAGAATTGCCTTCATTATTTCCACTCAGGACCGCTATACCACTGAACGAGTGACATACGAGTTCCTTTAGTTACTTTTTCTACTTCATGCTTAAGAAATGATGGGAATACAAGTATTGATCCTTTGTTTCTCCACTCATCGTTTCTTAACTCTTTACCATCTAAGTTCCATAATACAAAGTCTCCACCTTTATAATAATTAGGATCAGTGAGTTGAACAGTGATTGATAACTTTCTGTTAATTGGAGTTGCTAAATCGATATCTCGATGCGCTCCATAATACTCTCCTTGTCCATAAACTCCGAACTGTATATTTTCTGTATTAGTTATTATAGCTTGCCATGCTGTTTGATTGATCGCATGAAGTGTTGAACTTACTATACTCTCTACCCAATGTCCTCTCTCAAAGAAAGCAGTATTTGCTTTTCTTATTGAATTATCTTCTACTTTTCTACTTGTATCTTTCTCATAGATTGCTGCTTCAGCAATTTTTAGTTTTTTTCCTTCTTTTACAATAAAATCGCAAAGATCATTATCTAAATAACTATCTAAAAATACTACTGGGTGTTGCATTACTGATTTCATACTATTTTACTCCATTCTATTATTGTTTCTTTATCTATATCTTCCCATTTCTCAAAATCTATATCATAACAAAGGAGTTTATCTCCACTTTGTCTTATTATATGGGTAGGGTTTTTCATATACTTAGTATCTAAAGTGTACTCTCTTTCATATATATTTCTACTCTTTAGACTTTGAAATTTAATTAATACTATGCCTTTTTCTAAAGCCTCTTCTAAACTTTTCGCCATGTGTCTTTTTTACGCTCCTCGCATACTTCATAAATGAGCCACGGAATACCGCTTCGATATAGTACTCCTGCCCAAGTTTCTTGAGGACTTGGTGGTCTAGCAAAGTCATATGGGTTGTTAATACCCTTCAACCATACTACACTTCTTCCTCTTTTCTTTTCTACTTTTCTTATTTTATGATACTTCAGCGGTAAACTCTTCTGTTTATAGTAACGAAAAAAATGACCTGTTGAATCTATATAAAAATTACCTCTGTGCTTTATTAATTCAACTGTATCTGTTATCATATATTTGAGTGGGTACAAACTTTTCATTGGTGTTTGTAACCTTCTTTTTCCTAGAGTTTCTCCACTCATATTTTTGTCATCTAGGACTTGATCTTCTATCCATAGTATTCCATCTATTAGTTCTACATTGTCTGTATGGACAACATAGAAAGGGAACTTACGTTTCATACTATATAATTTGTTCTTTCTTTCTTTGCAGTTCGTTTCTCTCCATCTTTTGTTCTATATGGTTTTTCTACTAATCCTTTTGTTCCTTCTGATTTTACCAAGAATAAAAATACACTTGCAAATGCTGGGATCAATATTGCGATTAGTACAACTGCATCAACCATATTTCTTCTCAAACTTACCCATACTATAATCTTCTCCTATTTCAAAGTCACAGCCGATTGGGGCATTAGGAATATTGATTCCTCTTTCTCTTTGCACACACTCCTCTAATTTTGCACAGTATTCTTCTACATGCTCATCTGGTACTTCAGCTAATATGGAGTCATGCACAAGAGCAAATATTCTAGCAGGCATATTTACTTTCTTTATCCATTCATTCATTTCAATACCAGCAAGTAAATTAACATCAGAAGCAACAGACTGCACTAAGAAGTTAATACCACTTCTTACTTCGTGTGATGCTATGCCTTGATCTTTTGATTTAGCATTTGCTAGTCTTCTCTTTCTGCCAAAGAACGAATAAATAAAAGCATTGTCACGAATGAACTGTTGATTTACTGTCAACCATTTTTTAAGATTGCTAAACATATCAAAGTATTGAGCGATAACTCTCTGTGCTTCTCCTACTGAGAACTCACTTCCGCTATCTTTTGTAACTTGCCAACTAATCTTCTGAGGGCCTGCTCCATACATTATACCGAATGTTACTGCTTTTGCTTGTTGTCGTTTATCTCCATATAGTTCAGCAACTTCTTCTACTTCACAAGGTAGTTTGAATACTTGTTTTGCAATAGCAGAGTGAAAGTTACCACCCTGTCTAAATACGTCCATAAGATTCTCGTCTTTTGCAAGAACCGCTGCACAGTAAACTTCTGCTGTGGTTAAATCCATTGCTACAATCTTGTGTCCTTCTTTTGCTCGAATACAACCTTTTACAATCGGATTGTCTCTAGGTATCTGTTGCATGTTCAGTTTTCCACTTGAAGACAATCTGCCAGACGTTGTACCATGCAAGTTGAAGCCTGTTCTTAATCTATTATCTTTATCTAGAGCTGGTAAAATTTTATCGAGATATGTATTTTTTATCTTTACATTCTGACGAACTTCAAGAATAAACTTTGGTATCTCGTGCTGTTCTCCTAATTGTCCAAGAACTTCTGCATCGGTACTATCAGCACCAGTTCCTGTTTTTTTGCCTGTTGGCTCTAGTCCGATATAATCAAATAACAGACTTCTAAGTTGCACAGTAGAGTTCGGATTGAACTCTCCTCTGTCTTTAATAAATCTTTGTACTTCGGGATATGAATTTAGTTTGTCTACTGCTTCGCTAATCTGAAGTTGCATCAAAGTAGAACTCTGTCCTAGTCTCTCTGGATCAAATGGAACACCATTATTTTCTATATCACATAGAAAACGACAGCCAGGTAATAGAATATTTCTATATACCCAAGTAAGTCTACTATTAGTATCTAGTGCTTTTTTAAATTTGTGAAATAATGTTAGAGTTACAACTGCGTCCATTGCAGCATAGTCTTTCATTACATCAAAAGGAACTAAATCCCAACTAAAATCATCTTTCAGTATGCCGTGTTGTTTGCGATAGTTACCTATCCAATCATAAAGAGTTTGCTCATATTCACCATAATCTGTATGTTTCATTGCTAACATCTTTAGACCATGTATTCCTGGTTGTTCATCTAGTAGATAGTGTTGAAGCATTGTATCTTCAAATCTAGGAAAATTAAAGTTGAAATGATACTCAAACCATGCCAAGTCAAATTTTGCATTATGAAATACTACTATCTTCTTCTCGAAGAGTTGTTGCATATATCCCTCGCATTGTTTATCAATACAATCCGTGGAAATATATGCTCCTTGTTGTTTTCCATTGTGTTCATATGAAATAGAGAATCCAATCATATATCCGTCTCGTGGAGACAATGCACTTGTTTCACAGTCGAGTGCTATCTCTTCACCATCAGACTCTATTGCTCTAGTAAGAAACAGATATGCTTCTGGTGTATCTTCTATACCTATTTTAAACTCTTCAGGTATATCCTGAACTTTTAAATCTCCAGATATATAATCTTTTATATTATCTACTGCTTCTTCAAAAGACCTCTTTGCTTCTGGACGAAATGCTATCATAGCAGGATTAATTATAGGTAAAAACTTATCATTAATAAGTCTGCCATTCTCTGCTGTAATAGATGTTTTCTTAGTGAAATACTTGAAAGGTTCTGAACCCACAAGTATCAAGAAATCATACTCGTCTACATCTATATCTATATCTACATCTGATTTCAATATCTTTTTCTTTTTGACTGTTGATAAAGCATATCTACTAAACTCAAAGTCAAACCATTTGTGAAAGTCCGTTGAACTCGGACTTGTTTCTACTAGTGCTATCTTAGCCATATAATACTCTCTTAATTTCTCCTATTTGTTCTTTTGTTAAATTGCCAGGGTCTTGGTTCTCTTTTAACTTTACTATCTTTACTGCCATGTCCATGCTTTCTGCAAGACCCTTTATTTCCTGTGCTGCTTGACGACCAGCTTCGTCTCCGTCAAACATAATATCTATACCTGTTGCTCCTTGCATTTTTAGTAGAGATAATTTTACCCAATTCATTTGCTTTGTGCCGAAACAGCACACTGTATTCTTGAGACCATTGTCCCAAAGATTCAAGGCATCAAACATGCCTTCTACAAGTATAGCACGATTCTGTATCAACTTTGGCTTTGCTGGACAGAATGGTAACTGCACTCCAACAGGATAGATATAGTACTTAGGTCTATTCTCTCCTATCATTGTATTTGTTGTCAGTCGCCCGATCAACCCAACTGTTTTACCAGTTATATCACGAATTGGGAAAATTATTCTACCTTCAAATTTAGGAACATTCCAAGTAAATGCCTGCCAAATCTTTAGTGTTTCTTTTCCAATATTACGAAACGGAGCGTCCCACATAATTCTATCATCTGGGAGTTGAATTCCTACTGTCTCCGCTCTCTTTTGTTCTATCTTTTCTTTTATCTTATGTATTTTAATTTCTAAACTTGTCGCTGGTGCGCCAAAGTGTGTGAATACATTTCCTTTGAAGCCACAAGAAAAACAGTGAAATACACCAGTTACCTTGTCGACTCTCATACTAGGATTGCTGTCATCATGTTCAGGGTTGAGACATTTTATTACTGCATCATTTCCCTGAACCTTAAAATCAATTCCTTTTTCTGTAAGTAAATCTATTGCAATCATAATATATATTATACTCGATTTTTGAACTTATGTCAAGTACTATTTTTAGCAGTCCTTGACAAAGATACCATCGATCATTTTTCCTTTTCTATCTTTTATATCATCATAAGCGACTTCTAAACATTGTTGTAAGTTAGTTCCATTTCTCGCTGCGATATTAATAAGAATAACTAAACAATCTCCTATATCATCTTTTATATCTTGTTGTTTGCAAACATTGTCAGATAGTTCACCTACTTCTTGCATTAGTTTTAGAACTTGATCTTTATCTGTTGCGCCATCGATGAGGTTTCTATCCTCATGCCATTCTACTACTTTATTTATTGTATCTATCATTTTTTCTCCTTAATGGTGGAGGTGACAGGGGTCGAACCTGCGACCTACTGCGTGCAAGGCAGTCGCTCTCCCAACTGAGCTACACCCCCTATAAATCGTATACATCTTCATCTGAAGATAATGTTTCTTTTAATTCTGCTTTTTCATCTGGATCCATTACAGTGTGCGGTCCAATCTTTAGTGTCTCCCAATTAATTTCACTCACAAATCCAGACATCTTATCATTTCTCATCTTTTCACAAGTGAACTTAATTGCGTTCTCCTTGTCTCCCCAATGGGATATTTGATAAGCGGCATCAACTGCGTCAAATATACCTTTCGAAAATCGTACTTGATTATTCTCATTTGTTTGAACTGCAGTAGCTACTAAGACATTCTCGTCTTGTGCTAGATACTTTAATGCTTTTGATATTTCAATCTGTTCCGTCCAGTCATACTGACCTGAACGACTTGGAGCGTTGTGACGCTTGACTTGGTTTAGATAATCAACTACGATAATCCCTAGATCATCATACTCTGCTCGTTTCTGTCGCACTGTACTAATAACTTTTGCTACTGTCAGTGCAGGATCGTAAACTACATCTATTTGATTCGTTCTATTAAACTTCTCTCTTGTGAGTAGCCTATGAAATCTACTAAAGTCTTTCTCTTTGAGATAACTTTCATAGTGTTCCTGTCCATTATCAAAACGGGCTGACCACCACTTTGCAACTTTCTGCCATTCATCAGGATATAAGTTCTTCTCTATCAGTCTACCGAGAGGCACATCAGTACTCATACTGACAATTCTTTGCAGAATCTGTCTTGTGTCCATTTCGATAGTAAAGTAGAGAGCTGACTTTCCTGTTTCTTGCACTGCTCTCGCAATGTTACAAAGGGTGAATGATTTTCCTCCACCTCGCTGTGCGCCGACAACGACCAAATCTTTGGGAGAAAATTTGTAGGATAAATCATAATCTTGATTCAATCCTAACGCTAATCGACTAGAAAGATCTTCCTCTGAATCGAATAGTTCTACTGTGTCCATAGCTTCATCTTCGTCTTTTGTATCGACTCGATCTTGCACTTGGACAACTAATTCTTGCAGACTGTCAATGTTTTCCTGTGCGTC